ACACGTCCATAGTGGCATACCTCTGCTCGTCGTGGTCGTATGGGTTTATGAAAATGTCGGCTATCTGCTGTTGACTGATGCGGATTTCGTTTTTTTCAATGGGCCCGAAATAGCCGAACTTGATTTTCATGCGCTCGGTTTCAGTAACGTTATACAAGTTGGCGATACTACCACCTTTTGTTTTATTTACGAGCAACCTGTTATCTGCGGCACATCCAGAAAAAACGGTAAATGATTTTATTAAATCATTAGTGTCTATTTCAGCTGCCTTTTCTTTTTCTGTTGGTTCAAGACCACATCTTCTTATTATCTCCTCACGTGTGTCTGCGAAAATCGTAGACTCCACGGTGTCGCCAAGCACACGGAAGTAGCGCACCTTGCCAATCATCTCCGGTATTAAATACCAATCATTGCTTATGTATCCACCAAGCCGCATTAATTCTGTAGTCCAATGCTCATGCAATGGGTTGAATGAACACACAGAAATTGGCAGCATCCCAGAAAAATCCCTGTTACGTGAAAACATATACACAAACGCCCTAAACTCGTCTATATCAGTAACCTCGTCCCAATATATATACGATGCCTGAGTTTTCTTTGCATAATCCTGAAACTCCTTCCACTCAGCCTCATTCTTTGTGTTGAAGTTCATGTGTATCATCTGAATGGAGCTGTTCCATTGCCTCCAAGAAGCAACCGGATAGTCTCCAAGCAGCAATTCAGATCCAGCAAATCCGTCAAATATAACCTTGAAGTCTCTAAGTAGCGAACCACCCTTCTTGTTGTCGAGTAAGCGTTTTGAGATTAACTTTGCGGTATACTTGGTCTTATCCACTCCGTTTAACGCTTTCAGGAAGCCTGAAAAGGTGTTGTGCGTTACTATGTAATTATCCGTCACGTACAGTTTATTAGCATTACTTACACGGATACAGCGGCACTTTTCTTTTCCCAAATACCTTATTCCCACTATTTCCCGACATAACTCTGTGCGTTTATTTTGCGATGGCTGGCATCGTTCCGCCTTTTTGGGGAGTGTTACGAAATTTAATTGGTTTTCAAAATTTATATTTAAATAATACGATGGCCTTCCCTCGAGACGCCGTCCCTTATATGTATAGAACGGCCTCTTGTTTTTTATATTACAAGTTCCACCAAGCCCCCACACAAGCTCTTGTACGTCTTTTGCCAATCGCATACTTGACGTGCTATACCTCATTACGTGAAATTTTTCAACATTCCCATCAGTATCCATTAGCCCACGTAAAAGTTCGGTGCGCTCTTCAATGGTGGCGTATTTATATATTTCTGGTATAAATTTATCATATGATAATAGTCCAATAAGTCCAAGCTCCTTAATATCATCCCTTATTGTGGGGTGTATTATAAAGTTTGTGCGATTACCATTATCTTTTAATTTATATCCAAGTTCTTCAAATCTATTTAATATATATTCGTCTATCGAATGTATAGAAATGGGTTTATTGTGCCACCCCATTCCCCCATCGCCAATAAGCGCCCCAAGCACATATGGATGTATCGGCAAGTCTTTTTTCTTATTATATAATATCGGTTTAGGTAATGGAATATATACGTGTTGAGAATCTTCTTTCTTATTAAAATATTCAAGTAAATTTTCAAGTGTAATTACGTCCCAATATGCCTTATGGTGCTGTTTGGTAAATTTACACTTCCATAAATGCTCTCTTGTACATCTTGTGGTGGCACCGTCGTAAAGAGAAACCTCAAATAAATCAGTTTCACCAAGCTCAAATATCTGCTCCACGATTTGCGCCCCTCCTTCCGTGTCTGATATTACTGTTCCAACTTGCAGTTCTCCCATTGTTACCCACCCGTCAGGCGTTGATATAGGTGTCTTATAATCAGCACCCTTCCCCATCGTGGCTTCACCAGCAAGAAATATAAGATTACATTCACTCGCCACAACTTCTTCTTGTAGACCATGCTGTGGGCATATGTCAAAATCCTCTCTGATTATGAAATTACCAAATTTATCAACTCCGTCTTTTTTAGCAGTAGGCAGCACCCTCTTAACAACCGGATACTTTTCCGGCAGTGGTATGTTTTCATCTTTTAATCTTAGCATAAAATAAAAATTGTGTATAAATAACAGCCACAAAGATACTAAAAATTTTGATATATATAACAATTGTGTTATTTTTGTAAGAAATTTTATTTAATGGCATCTACGCAAGAGGTAATACAGTTCAGCAAGTGCGCACATTGTGGCGAGCCATTACCACACAGACTACTTAAACTTGAAGGTAAGACAGTATTCTCTCTATGGTGTAGAAAATGTAAACAGGTAACTGTTTTTAATATAGAAAAAAGGGCTACTGATAAGCCCGTGAAATAACTGACAACCACCACTAATTTAGGTGGGTAAACATAGAAGACCAGAAAGGTCTATACTTCGGAAACACCGATGTGTAGACCTTTTTATTTTAATAACTAAACCATAGACATACTATGAAATTTACAAAAGAAGAGGCCGTAAGTAAAATCAAGGCCAAATTTGTCGGGAAGAACGGGAATACCTCTCAGATGATTTCCGATCGCTCTATTACAGAGCAGGTAGACACACTACTTAATGTGGGGGTAGTAAATGATGAACTTGAATTATCAGATTTTGTTGACAAGATGGCATTTCCTCTTTGCGAGGTCGCTAATAACAACTTAAAAAAAGATAATGCCGAGTTCGTCAAGAACTACAAGCCTGAGCCCCCAAAGCCCGTAGAGCCGCCACAACCACCCCAGCCTACACCGCCCGAAGATGGCCAAGCAAAATTTATGGAGATGATGAAGAACTTTATGGCTCCAGTAATAAGTGAGATTCAGTCCATAAAGCAGGAAAAGTCGCTTTCCGCAAGGAATACTGCGATTGACCAAAAAGTTGCCGCCTTGAAATTATCTAAGGAATGGGCTGTTGATTTCGGTAATGCCCGTGAGATTGCCGTTTTGAAGTTGGGCGAAAGCGCAACGGCAGACGACATTTATAATGAGGCATACAGGAGATTTGGCGAAACCTTATCGGCAAAGGGACAAACCTATAAACCGGCAGATAGCAGCGGATCGTCAGATGGAAAAGATAAGACGCAAACACTCGGATACTTGGAAAAATTCAAGGAAGAGCAGAAAGCCGTTACGGAACAGTCAGAGAAGCTGCAAGATTACTTAGGGCTATCACCGAAACCACAGGCGCAAAAATGAGCATAAGAAGGTCTTATGTTGCGGTAAACTCCGCGATTATTAATTAAACTTTTGAATTGAAATGCAAAATTACCAACAAATTAAATGGTCAAGGAGCTATGGTGGAGCGAAACACGTTTTCACTGGCACGGAGACAGGCGTTTCATGTGGATTGTACGAAGTAGATTACGATACGGTACCGAACTATTTATATGGGATGGTACCAGCTGGCACACCTGTATATGCAGATGATGCAAAGAAAAAAATCGCATTCCACTTCGCCTTTGAAACCTATGCCATTACCGCGTACTCAACCGGCAACGAATCCTTTGACGTTAAGTTAAAGAAAGGATCAGAGGGTAGCCGTTGCGTAGCCGGTATGAAGTTGGGTGTAATGCCCAGCACCGATGCTAATCTGCTACTTGAAGTTACCGATGTATTTACCGTCACCAATGTTGACAGAACTTCCACCCTGTATGACGTAGTTACAGTTTCTTGTACCGCGCGCACTGTTAACACAAGTGCTGACCAAATTGCGGCCGGTACCGTACTTGTAGAACTTGCCGAGCAGGTTGATGATAGCGGGGAATATTTCGTAAAGGTTCTTCCTAACGGTATTACCTTCTATGATGTAGCAAAAGACCCCAATGTAGTTCTTATGGGTATTGACTATATGTTCTGCCAACCCGACGGTGTAGTGCTTACTAATCGTATTCCCCCGATTGCCGATGTAGTTCGCAACTATATGCGCAGCAAGGATGTTTATTTACGTTACTCAACCGCTAAAGAATAAGGGAGGATAATATATGTTAACAGATTACACAAATTACAGCTTATATAACATTGTATCTAATCCCGGTGAGTTCAAGTCCATTCTTGAAGACTTGAATAGTAAGTACAATAACTCCATGTGGCGTATGTTTACAACCGTACTGCCCGCATCGAGAAGTAAGAATTTCTCCGCAATTGTAGAAGCCACCAATATCGTTGTAAAGGCTTCACTGATTGGGCCTCAAGGTAAGAAACCTCTGCGTTCTTTGGAGGGCGCAGAACTCTATGGTGATTCCATTCATAGAATTGGTCATGGTTTCAAACTGAGTGAGGGAGACCTCAATAAGATTGAGAACATGAACTTTGTTAACGATGACATTGGTTATCGTATCGCACGAGACTACTTCAATCAGGCAAGCAAACTGATTGGTGGCTTTCATGCTACATGGAACTGCTGGATTTATGAGGCTCTTGCAAAACAGCAGATTACCCTTAAATCAGAGGGAGCAGACAGCGGCTACGTAGCTGACCTTCGCACCCCAGCTGCCAATAAATTCGTTGCCAAGGGAACTCACGAATGGTTTAATAGCTCTGGTGGATATGACATTATTGCCGACTTGAAGGCCATGAACAAGTATGCAGACGACTATACAGACATGCCAGGTAATAGGGTATATGTATGTTCCAAGGCATTGCTTGACAAGATTGTTGCCGATGCTGGCGTTATCTCAGCGCTGAAAGCACGCATGATTCTCGTAGATTCATTAAATGCCGTTCTTAACGAGAGCTATATACGGAATGCCATCTCAACCACTTTCGAGATTCCTACCATTGTAGCCATTGACGAGAGATCGAGAAAAGAGGTTGACGGAGTTCCGCAGGCCGATTCCGCAGCATTTGATGTGAATTACATATCCTTAATTCCTGTTGGTGCATTATTCAATATGCACAATAGCTTGCCGAACTACGCTCTGGATAATAACCCAAATACCATAAAGACCATGTTTGAAGGTGGGCTGATTGGTGCTATACAGTTATTCCACTCT